TTGAAAACGCGAGAACCGGTCGTTGCGAGACCGGTCAATTCTGTCGCCACTGCATCGCGGATCTGTTTCCGAACGTGTGCCATCACTGTTTCTCCAATCTGAGCTCGGTCATCCCCTGACCATCCGGCATCACAACCAGGATCGTGTATGTCACTCCGCCAATCACCAGGGAGTCGCCTTCAGCGGCGCTCGCAAAATCAGCGGTCTTTGCGAGAACCCTCGGGATCTCGATCGCAAACGTGATTGATCCACCGGCGTCCGCTTCTTGAAAATCAGAATCAAAGATCACGGTCACCGCTGTCGCCTGGCCACCAGCTGGCGTGTATGTCGCGCTGACACCAAAATCCGCCAAAAGAGCGGTGCGATCATCTGCTGTTTCAACGGCCATCGTTCGTCCTCACAAATACAATGTCACGATGTATGCGTGCTCTTATTGTATACCCTATTGATTTTAATAGCTCGATTGTGTCTTCGTCCGGATGACCATAGCGTTTGCCGATGCCTTTGAGCTCCAGGCAAATGACCGGCGAACATTTCTTGATCGTCTCCATGCCGCCAACAATGGCGAAATGTTCGAACCCTTCCACATCCAGCTGGATGAAATCGACGTCATCGAATCCGAAACTGTCGATCGTGCGGATCTCGAAATCACTTCCGCTCGGTTCGATTTGATGCGCTCCGATGTTTTTCGGATCGATGCGATCCATGGAGCCCGATCCATACTCAGCGCCAAGCGCCGCGTTGTAGAATTTGACGTTTATCAGATTAAAAACGTTCGCTTCCAGGCATTCGAAATTCTCTTCGTCCGGTTCGAACGTGACCACATCGTCAAAATGTTTGGCCAATTCAGCTGGCCAGATCCCGATGTTTCCGCCAGCCTGGATCACCCGGCGCTTTTGTTTGCACAACGGCAACATCTGATTTAGATCATTCACTTCGCGGAGAATGATATTCAATGCAACCTGGTCGGCCATTGGCACATACCAGCCATTTCTCTCAGTAATCGATGACATTTTGTTCCCACGGTCTCGGTTTGCCATGAAAAAACACGACGCTGGCGTTTGCCGGGTCGTACCCTTTGTCCTGGATGTCCGCCTTGAACGAAACAACCTGGTCTGTTCGATCCTGGATAAAAACAGGTTTCTTTACGTTTTCCTGTATATATCCTTGATCGCCATGCGAATGTGAGAAATCAGGGTTGTCGGCAAACTGATCGTATAGCCAACCCATGTCTCCATCCCAATACATGATCGATGATTGCACCGCGCCAGGGTCTCGGCGTCCGCGGTACACGTCGCGCAATATGGCGAACTCTGATCCGCGGATACTCTCGACCCATTTCGTACAATCGCCACAAATGATGGTGTCCAGATCGAAATACAACGCTTCGCCTGGATAGTCGAAAATCTCCATCTTTGACCACCAGCCAGGCCACTTTTTCTCGAGCGGTTGGCTAGGACAATTTGGATTCATATCAGTCAAACAAGTGAACCACCAATCCGGGAGATGTTGTTTGCACATCTGATACATTTTTTCGGCGTGCTCTTCGCGGTAATCACCGCCAGACCGGAGCACGGTGTATATCATCATTTCGCTGTCGTCTTTCTCTTGTATGTGCGCTTGGTCACTTTCGGTTCAACGTCGCTCGTCTCGAGACCGACTGAGCGATTCTGGATCGCTGGTTCGACCGCAACCTTTGGTTCGTACTTTTTGGCGCGTCCACGGCCAATCAGGTTCGCCGCTTCCAAATCACTCAGATCGAGAACTTCGCCAGGATCGCGATGCAACCCATCCCAAAGAATACTTCCTGTCAGTTCAACTTTCATTGATGAATCTCCTTTAATCGACCGGACACAAAATGAATCCGATCCGGGTTTTGTAATGTATCGATAAAATTCTTTAGCCTCGACAGATCCGATTTGCAATGTCCATGACCTTGCAGTTTTTGAACCTGGGCGCCTTGCCACCAGTATTCTCGGCCATTATGTGCTTTCGGATCATACTGATCCATTCCGCACACGTCGATCCTATCGAAACCACAATAATCTGCAAACCAGAGCGCACGTTGTCCGGAATATCCCATCGACGGTGACGCGCCAGCATGAATGACGTTCGAGAAATTGAATTTGTTGGAGTGCGTGACGAATAAACAATCAGGGAGATCCTGGACGATCGGCCACATTTCGCGATCAGAAAAGATGATGTAATCGAGTGGTAAAATCATCGCGTGCTGGTTGACGCCAATCAGAACATCAGCCTCGCCAACTTGTCGGAGATCCCAGGGAAGCGATACACCGCCACCGAGAACCATGCACGTTTGCCCAACGTGTTTGTCTTTGTAATTTTCTATCGGTTGCATTTCAGCCCCAATAAAAAAGAGCGCCCCGGATGGGGCGCCCTCTCAGGTTCATCAGCTTGCGATGATGTCCTGGATTGCCGCGAAAGATTCCGCGTGACGTACTGCAACGTCGATGTCCTGGTACAGAGCAACGCGAGTCGCACCTGTTGAAGATCCAGTGTATGGATCAACCAAAACGTCGAGTCCGCCGAACATACCGATCATCAGATCAGAGAAGTTGCCGAAAATGGCCGCTGACAGGTTAGAACCTGAGCCCTTCGTCAAATCAGATGGAACCAGTGTGGTTGACGCTACGTTGTAGCCCAACAATGTGTTGGTGTCGTTCAAAATGAAGTTGCCTTCAACACCGCTTGCCTGACGTGAAGTCTGACGCATAGAACCGACCACTTTCGGGTTGGTCAAATATGCCAGGTTTCCAGCCAACGCGTTGTCGATTGCGACTTCTTTCTCGAGATCAACCAATGATGCGTATGTGATCGCTCCACCGTTTGTTCCGAGTGCAACAGAACCGATGCCGTTTGTTCCCAAGATACCAGTTGGTTCGTTTGAACCGCCGCCTTCGATCGCAACTTCGTCGATCTTAGACGCGAACTGGCGAGTCATATCGTCACGAACGATCTGCTCAACAGATGGGTCAGACTGCATCATCAGCTTGCGCGAGATGTCAACGTACTGAACCAATGTCTTTGGTGACATTGTGATCTGGCGGAACGTTGGAGCTCCTTCAGAACCAGGCGCGTTGTTCTCAGCCACGAAACCAACAGATGTTTTCGCGTTCAATGCTGGGATAGCAACATCACCTTTCAGACCTTGCATCATGCGAGCGCCCAATCCTGAGATCACAAGATTTGCGCGGAGAGCGTCAACAAATTCGCCCGCCATGAAATCTTCTGGAACCAGGTTTGAACCGTTCGCTGGAGATGAAGTGAGAATGTCACGCTTGAAGATTGACGTTGGAACAAAGAAACCGCGTGGGTCTTTGCCATAACGCTTCGCCAATTCTTCAGATACTTCGCGCTCGATTCCGTCGAAACGACCAGTGGACATTCCACGAATCGCATTCATCAAAGAGTATGAACGCTGTTCTTTCTGTGTCATTTCAACATCAGCAACGTCGAGTGGCTTGTCTGCGATTTTGTCTAACAAAAGACCGCGGAACTGAGCCAGGTTGTAACCGTTGCGGATAGCTTCATCAGCCAACTTGCGCTGGTTGTGCTTTGCGGCCAGATCTAAGATCTCGCCAACTTCTTTCTGGTACGACGCGAGAGTCTCCTGACGTACCGCTTCTTGATTTTGCTCCATTGTAATCACCTCTATGGTTGGAACTGGATTTTCGGGTTCAGATGAACTCTCCGTCGATCTTCCCACACCGACTGACGGGTCAGCTGGTAACGAAACGATTGAGACTTCCATTGGCCGCCATGACATTGCGCGGTATACCGAATTGTCATGTTCGTCGCGTGCCAAACGTTTGATGTGATAGCCGATCGAGACGTTGCCTCGAATGCCATCCATCACGTCACTGTATACCTCGCTGGCGAGATTGCCTTTTCCAAAGCGCACCGTCGCTCGGAGACGCCGAGCCGAGCCATCGAGTTCAACAGATTCGATTACGCCGATCTGCCGCTCTGGATCGTGATCCAGCAAAAGCGGCGCTCGGCCAGAGTTCAAAAATTCAAGATCAATCGATTCGCGAGTGTGATCGAGAACTTCCATTCCAAAAGAGCGCTCAACAGCTGTCTCGCTGGAAATCGCCATGCGAACGCGGCGATCCTC